CCTATCAAGATTTTTATACAGAAAGAAGACCATGTGATGTTGTAGTTTGCTGTGGAGTATTGTATCATATACTTACACCTTTAGACTTAATAGAAAAGATTACTAATTTAAGCATGCCAGATAAAATTATTATTTCTAATATAGAAGTAGATGATGATGGTATGGCAGAATATAATTATGAACATGATGTATTAGGTAGACAGAATAGAATGTTGTATGATAATCCTATAAAGTATTGGCAAAAATTAAAATCATCAACACTATCTAATATAATGAGAAGTCAAGGTTACAAGATTATAAAACAAAAAACTACAAAAGATATCTGGGACAAATATGTATATTATTGGCAAGAGTATGAACGCACTTGAAGCATATAAAATTTACTTATCTATAAAGTTGCATTTTCAAAGAGCAACATATGATATTACAAAGCATGGTATGAGAGCCAACATGCCAGCAGAAAAGTTTGAAGCCAAAACAAACATGAAATTAATATTTGGCAAACTTGCAAGGAAGTATAAGAAAAAAGAACTAATTAATATAATTGTATTTAACTTTGCTACAGGAGATAAATTTGGAGGCTTTCCATATGATGCTGAGGCAATAGAAGTTTACAAACAAACAAAAGCAAGAAGAGAAAGATTAAGTTACAACTTTGAACAAGATTTATTATCCATTCAAACTAGAATGGAACAGGACAATATATTGGATGCTACACAAGGAGATCATCCTCTTATATTAAAGATGTTACTTGGTAAACAAGTAAGTCTTGAAACAGTCGTTATTTTAAATAGACTATTGGAATTCATTAATGATTATAGTGATGATATGATATTAGGCGACACATGTTTATTGGTATCTAAGTATTCTCCATTTGTAAAAAAGGATACCAAATCTCTGACAGATAAACATGAAAGTCTTATAAATATAATTGCTAGACAGAGGGTTCTGTCTAATACAAATAATATAACGTAAATACAACGCAATACAAGGAGAAATATATGTCGTTTAATACACTTTCAGACCTCAGAAAACAAAGAGGAAATTTCGACAACTTAATGAAGGAAGTCGAGAAAATCAGTAATCCCACATCCAACTTCAAACAAGGCGATGATCGGGAATGGAAACCAACAGTAGACAAGGCAGGTAACGGTTACGCCGTTATTAGATTCTTGCCTGCTCCACAAGGCGAAGATATGCCATGGGTTAGAATTTGGAATCACGGGTTCCAAGGACCAACAGGGAAATGGTATATCGAGAACTCCCTTACTACACTTAACAAACCAGACCCTGTATCAGAATTAAATTCTGAACTATGGAATTCAGGTGTTGAGGCGAATAAGGAAATTGCTCGTAAACAAAAAAGACGCCTCAATTACTATGCTAACATTTTAGTCGTAGAAGACTCTGCTAATCCAGATTCAGTAGGTAATGTTTACCTATACAAGTTTGGTAAAAAGATCTTTGATAAGATTAAAGATGTTATGCAACCACAATTTGAAGATGAGACTCCAGTTAATCCTTTTGATTTCTGGGAAGGAGCTAACTTCAAATTAAAAATCAGACAGGTAGAAGGCTTTAGAAACTATGATAAAAGTGAATTTGATGCCGTTACTGCTATATCTGATGATGATGCGAAGATAGAAACTATATGGAACCAACAACATTCTCTACAAGAGAAAGTTGGCGAAGGCGAATTCAAATCCTACGAGGAGTTGAAGTCTAAGTTAGATATGGTTTTATCTGGTGGTGCTAAAGTAGCAACAGCAGAACAAATCTCGCAGACAACTGGTGATGCTGAAGACGATCAGTTTATGGAAAAGGTGAAATCCGTCCAGGCATCAAATAGCACGAGTATAGATGATGATTCTTCTGAAGACGATACATTATCATATTTTAAATCTCTTGCTGACGAATAAAACGGTATAGACGTTTTTAGGAACCGGCTTTAGGCCGGTTTCTTTTTGACATAAATACAATTACTATGAAGAAAGATTTATTTGGCATACCTATTGAACACATGACTGAAGACCCTCTACCATTAGAGCTGAGGAACAGACTTCGAGACTCTATTATAAACATATATGAGAGTCGAGAATGGTGGTTAGAAAAAGAACCTGAAAGAGCTAAGTGGTGGAGACAATTAAGTTACTTTAATGAAAAAGGACAACACACTTCTGAAACAGGAGAAGACTCCATGAGAGGTGTAGATGGTTGGGACGAAATGAAAGCAATTATTACACCACATGCCATTAAATACTTTGAATCAATAACACACTATCCTTATATAGATTTGTTAAAAGAACATTGGCACATATATGGTTGGTGGATGGTGTGTGATGAGAAACAACATTTAAAATATCATCATCACGCGCAACATTGTGTAATAGGTAATTACTATGTTCAAAAAGAACCTGAACATGCGCCTATGAAACTAAAATCACCCTTAGATAGTTTAATTATATCTTCTACACCAGGTGTTTCTAAGATACCTTCTGAGGTAGTATTAGATGGAAAAACAGGAGATTGTATATTTTGGCCTGGTTGGGTAGAACATGAAGTTCCAGGAACAGACACATTAATATACAGAAAGGGAGAGGCACAAGGCGGTTACATACACAATCCTAATAATAAGTATGACAAGTTAAGAGTCACGATTGTTTTATGCTTTGTAGACCCTTCATTACAATTTGGTTATAAACTTACAGGCAAAAGCGTAAACGTAAAGGAAGTAGATCAAGATAGGAATGTTTAATTTAGACTATAGAACCAAGTTTGCAATTAAAGTTATTATATTACATGCAGTTGCATTAATAGGTGTTCCTCTATGGTTTATATATCAACAACCAGGTATAGGAGAAGTATTCTTTTTTATTTTCCTTGCCATGTTTGTTTCTAGAATAGCAAACGTAGGTTATCATAGATGGCTTGCACATCATCAATTTGAACCTACTTGGATAGGTAGAAAGTTAATGTTATGGTGTATGGTTCTTTCAGCAGAGTCACCACCTGGACATTATGTAGCAACACACTTACAACACCATGCTAATACGGATAAGGATGGAGACCCTCATGGTCCTAAACAAATAGGGCTTAGGAGATTATTTTTTGGCCAATATGATACTGTAACTCCTAAAATAGGGTATTTAAGATTCTATTCTAGACAAAAAGACGCGCAATTTGTAACAGAACATTATTGGCTACTATACTTGATTAACTGGATTGTTCTAGGTCTTATAAGCAAGTGGTTAATTATATGGATGGCATTTATGTTCGTATTTACTTGGGTATGGTTTATTGTAATTAATTGGAACGGACACGGAGGCTTGAAAGGAGAGCCTACAAACTTGGGATGGTTATCTAATATTTTTATGGGTGGAGAGGATTACCATAAAAATCATCACGATAAACCAGGAAATTTAGTATATGGGAAATATGATTGGACAGGCAAATTTATAATTCCTCTATTACTAAAATGACAAAATATAAAAAGATATCATCAGCACTTACAACAGGTTCTTCAGAAGAAAACACAACTGCTGAAGATGTAAGTTCTACCTTTTGTGCCTATCCTTGGCACCACAGTTATCAAGGCTGTCGTTACGAAAGAAAATTATGTTGTATAGCTGAAGACGCTCCTAAAGGAAAACTAAAAACTAAAAATTGGTGGAACGGAGATTATATGAAATCTGTCCGTAGAAAAATGATAGCAGGAAAGGAAATATCTGCTTGTCATAATTGTTATAGAGATGAGAAACTAGGAGTATCATCTTTAAGAGATCAAGTAAACAAACAACAAGAACCTAACATAGAACAATGGATAGAAAATACAAATGAAGATGGTTCAGTAACAAACAAAGTTAGACCTACATTCTTTGATTACAGAACTATACATTGTAATCTACAATGTGTTTCTTGTGGAGTAGCATATAGTTCTACATGGCAAAATTTAAGACAAGATATGTTTGGTCAGACTGATAACTTTACACCTGATTATGCTTATGAAAATAATATGGCAAAAGAAATAATACATGGTTTAAATTCTAAGACAACAAAATTTATATATTGGGCAGGTGGTGAACCGTTCATGCAACCTTTACATTGGAAAGTAATAGAACATATGACAGCGTTACATAAAATGAAAGGATATACAGAATATATTGAAGATGTTACTATGTTCTACAATACAAACCTTACAAAGAATAAATGGAAACAACAATCTGTTCCAGAAGCAATAAAAATTTTCCAGCCACAAATATCAGCAAGTTTAGATGGTGTATATGAAACCTTAGAGTGGACAAGAGACGGAGCTAAGTGGGAAGATATAGATAAACATTGGAAACAATTTTATTCATTGTTAAATGACAAACAGAAAATGTCTGTGGCAACTGTTACATCAGCTCCTGTTATATTAGATATAAAAAGATACTTAGAATACTTTGGTCCTTACGACCCACAACTTTTTCCTGCTTATCTTTTTCAACCTAATTATAAAGACTTTGTTCCTCAAACATTTTTAGATATTAAATTATATCCTCCTGATGTATTTTATCCTGCAATAGAAACAGCAATACAAGAGATGAGAGCCTCAGGATTGAGAGGTATAAAAAGATGGATAGAAATATTAGAAGGTTATAGAAAAGAATATAAGGAACAAGATATCTCAGACACTCATGTTAATGGCAAATCATTAGCAAGAATTAAAAAACATTTATTATATAGAGAAAGATTTCATAAAACTAAAAGATCATTAATAGAAGTTTATAGTCTTACAAATCCAGCTGCGTCAGAATGGTTAAAGAACATTATACCAGAAGATGGTGAATTAGACTATCGTGAAATTGTTTAGTATAAATAAACGGCTATGAACAAGGAACAAGTTTACAATCAATTAAAAATAGACGAAGGAATCGTATATGAAATCTATAATGACCACCTCGGTTATCCCACGTTTGGAGTCGGTCACCTTATCCTCGAAAGTGATGAGGAATTCGGAAGGCCAGTTGGAACTCCAGTTGACGAAGAAAGAGTCAGGGCGTGTTTTGACAGAGACCTTGAAACTGCCATCGGAGAGTGTGATGCTCTATACGAGTCAGGGATCTTTGATGGTTTACCAGGAGAAGTCCAAGAAATCCTGGTTAATATGATGTTCAATATGGGACGAACAAGACTATCTAAATTTAAAAAGATGCATGGTGCAATACTACAAGGCGATTGGAAAGAAGCAGCTAAAGAAGGAAGAGATAGTCGTTGGTATAGACAAGTTACCAACCGTGCCGAACGTCTTATGAGTCGTTTAGAACAAGTCTAATTTTCTGATAAACCGTCAGATTTTTATAAATATCCAGTCGGCGATACAAAAATAATAATAACCATTCGTTGACTAGGAGATAAAATGAAAAGAATACTAGCTATTCTTCCTTTCCTTTTATTATCCGTGGGTTGCGCTTCTATTGCAACAGGCATTGACACAACTAGAAATGTCATAGCTACAACTGTTACAACAGCCACATCGGCTGGTGCAGATATGGTTGGAGCTGTTGCAACTGACGTCTCGAACGTGGTATCTACTACAGCAGAAATTACCACTGGTGTTGTAGATGTTGTCGGTAAAGAAGTCAAAGAACAAGCAGAAGAGCTTGAAGTAAAATCTGAGGATAAAGAGGACTAAGGTAAGGTCAAACCAATAAGGGGCACGGGAACGTGCCCTTTGTTGT